AAAAGTTAGATGTTTTCAATACTGTTAACATAGAAACGCTTACACTAGCCCCAGACCGCACAGATACTAATTCCGGACAAGTGAGTGGGAACAAAGTATTAACAGTATATTCAATGGGACAAATCACAGGGCCATACGGTACTGCTGATAACACATATGCAACTGCTGATGCTAACCCAGAAGCACCCGGATTCACGGGCACAATTAGCCAACAAATGGATTATAGAGCAGATTGCGATCCAGCATTCCAATTCATTGCACGTAGCAGTCCAAGAAGTTTTGGATATACAACAGGATATTTAGATGGTACAGGCGAGGCACCAAATGGATTACCAACTGGTGCTGGTATAAGTTTCCCACAAAATCCACAAGTTGGAGATTACTTCTTACGTATTGATTACTTCCCACAATTATTATATCGTTGGGACGGTAGAATGTGGGTTAGAATTTCTAAAAATGTTAGAACCCCAACAGGATTTACTGAAGCTAACAAGTCACAACTATCTGGCTTTATTAATGATAGAGCAGAAACTAAACTTACAGATGGTACATATGTGCCGCAACGTCAAGCATTGTCAACTATTTTAGGGTTGACACCTGACCCGTTGCCACCAGTAGTATAAAGAGTATATAATGGCAGATTTTTTCTATGACAATCAGGTACGCAGATTCTTAATTCAATTTGCGAAAATCTTCAGTAACTGGCAAGTTACTAAAGGTAAAGACCCTGCAGGTAACGAAATATTAGTTCGTGTGCCGGTTATGTATGGTGATAGCAGTAGACAAGCTAGCACTATCATTGCTAACAATAGCGCAAGTAATTTGCCTAGTGCACCATTGATAACATATTATATTAGTGCATTAGAATATGATCAACGCAGAACACAAGATCCTACCTTCATTGATAAGATTCAAGTTCGTCAACGCTCTTATAATAACGAAACACAAAGCTATGAAACAGTTCAAGGCCAAGCATTTACTGTTGAAAGATTAATGCCAGTCCCCTATACATTAAGAATTAATGTAGATTTCTGGACCACTAACTATAATCAAAAACTTCAATTGATTGAACAATTAGGTACACTATTCAATCCTGCATTAGAGATTCAAAGTACTGATAACTTTATTGATTGGACTAGCTTAAGTGTTGTTTATCAGGATGGATTAACATTTAGTAGTCGTAGCATTCCCGTTGGTACAGGCAATCCAATTGATGTTATGAGTTGGAAGTTCTATATGCCAATATGGATTAGTACAGCAAGTAAACTTAAGAAGATGGGTGTTATTGAAAAGATTATCGCAAGTATATTCAAAGGCAATGCATTAACTGACATACAAGATGATGATTTGTTATTAGGCACTAGACAAAAAATTACACCTTACGGATATAAAATATTATTGATCGGCAATACATTACAGATATTGCCACAAGCTGTTGCATTCTACCCAGGCAATAATAATTTAGAATTGCCACCAAACCCTGATACAGATATCTATTGGTCAAGTGTATTGAATGTGTATGGAACTGTTAAACCGGGTATTAGTCAAATATGGTTGCAAAATCCTTATATGACTACTGATATTGTAGGCACTATTGTTCCTAACCCGAATGATGATAGACTATTAATCTATAACATTGACCCAGATACATTGCCACAGAACACATTAGACCCAGTAGATGGAGTAATCAATCCTCAATTGACAGGACCAAATGCAGGATTACCCGGACCTATTAATGGTCGTAGATATCTATTAGTTGATAACATAGGTGCTCCCGGTGACAGTACAATTGCTTGGGGAGATGTAGTTGCAAATGCTAATGATATTATTGAATACAATGCAAATACTGGGCAATGGTTTGTAAGTTTTAATAGTACATTAGCAACTCCAACAACATTAGAGTATGTAACAAATCTTACAACTAATGTCCAATATCGTTTTGTTGATGATATGTGGATGAAGTCATACGAAGGATGGTATGATCAAGGGGATTATTCTATCGTCATCTAATACTGTGATAAATCATAGTATGAGCAATACATCCGCAGGCGTTTTCTTTTATAGCAATAAAACAAATCGCTACCTTTATCTACTAAGAACAGATAACAAAAACCCGGGCAACTGGGGAATACCGGGCGGAAAAATAGAAGATGATGAAACTCTCTTTGAGGGTATTGCTAGAGAGTGTACGGAAGAGATTGGCTCATTCCCAAACAATGCTAAACTAGTTCCTATCCAGAAATTCATCAATCATACATTCACGTATCATACATTCTTTTGTGAAGTACCTGATGAGTTTGTGCCAATATTAAATGAAGAACATTGCGGATATGCATGGGTAGGTGACAATCAATATCCTAAGCCATTACATCCAGGATTGTTTAGCACAGTAAACTTTGATGTTGTTCAAGACAAGTTAAAGACACTTACAAAAAAAGAGACCTAAGTCTCTTTTTTTATTTTAGCAGTGCTGACACTGTAGGGAATCCAAGTGAGCCGACTATTACGCCTGCTCCCATCATCATCCATCGCCATTTCTCTAATACTGAAATCTTACTAGCCAATTCAGTATGTTCTTTAACATCCTGCTCACGCATAGATTTTAACATTTTTCTAGTTTCTTCTGCATTAGATTCAATGGCATCATGTAGTGCCTTCAGATCCACTTTAAGTTCCCCAATTTTTTCTTCGAGGCTCTTAACTTGGAACTGAAGTAACGCAATTTCAGTTTCAGGTTGCATTTTAGTTACCTTACTTGTTGCGGTTGCCATGATTAGACGCCGTTAATAGTAACGATTGGGTTAGGTTGTCCTGGGTTCGCATTTGCAGCTGCCGCAGAATTGAATGTAGAAATTACATCAGGATTTACAGTATTCAATACTGCTAGACCTGTACCAGATCCAGTTGCTGTTGCAGTAAATGTAATACCAGTGATATTACTTGCTGCACCACATGCTACCCAGTTTGTTGTGCCTGATTGATAAATTGTGTACAATGTACCAACTGACAATGAACCAGGAGCAACTGTTGCTGGGAATGTGCGTGACTGATAATCATTAACTGATGACATATATACTGTTGAAGGAGTTGCCGTAGTACCAATGATAGTCATTGTGTTTGGTGTCAATGCTGTGTTAGCAACATTAGCTGTATATACAGGAGCAGTAATAGCAGTAACTGTACCTGTTACCAAGTACTTTGTTTTTCCCTTTTGACGAACAATGTAACCAGCTTCTGGCAATGCTTGAACGAATGGATCACCGTAACCTGTTGTACCTGTTGCATTGTTAGCAGATACTGCACCCAATACAACACGATTTTGAATAGCATTACCAGTAACACTTGCATTAGCAGTCAATTGAACTTCAGCACCGTCCGGTGTTGCTGCAACAGTAAATGCTGCTGCGTTAGCAATAGCTTTAACAAAGTAAGTTGTACCAGCTGTCAATCCACCGAATGTTGAATCAAATGATACTGGAGTAGATACTGTCAATGTTTGAGCATTACCTGATGTACCAATGATGTTACCTGAAACTGTTGTATTAGCGACAACAACTTTCAAGTTACCTTTAGTACTAGTTGTAGTACCTAACAATTGTGCTACTTGTACATTACCGCCCCATTGAGCATATAAATGTGTACCTGTTGCAAGGTTAGCAAAGTCAGTACCTAAACCAACTACGACATTGCTTGATGTTGAAGCAAACAATGCACCTACACCTTGAACACCAAATGCTACATTACATAATACTTGCTTACCAATGATAGCTGTATTACCACCAACTACGCCGTATGTGTTAGCATTGGTTGATGGGAAACCAGCACCGCTAACTGGGTTATTAAAGTATGCATCAACTGGATTAAAAGTTGCTTTAACTGTACCACCTGTAGTATTTGTCAATGTAGCCATTACACGTGGTTGAACACTTAATTGTGTAGTTGAAACACTAAATGTAGTATTTGATAGAATAGTATCAATATAATATATTGTGTTAGCTGTCAAACCTCCAATGCTTGATGCGGGTATAAATGACATACCGGATGCTACACCCACTGTTGGGCTTGTAGTTAGATTTCCACCTGATACTGTGACGATACTACCTGTTGTTGCGGTATCAGTAATTGTTAAGACTGCTTGAGCCTTTGCGATTTTTAGAGGACGTCCCATTTGATTCTCCTTGAAATATTAGTGAGTTCTAGTCACTACGCGGCGGGGACCGCATAAACTTGCCGAATGCGAGTGTATAATATATTTATCTTAGGGAGTAAAAATTAACCTACTAGGTCATATAGCCATTTACTACATTAGCGTGAGGCATACCAAGTTCAGTAATACTGAATTCAGTTCCTGCGCCTCCACCAGTTGTTAAGAATGCTACTACATTGCCTTGACCACAATAAACAGTATTAAATGTACTGGCTCCAGGATAAATTTGTGACTGCTGAGTAGCAATTGCGTAAGGAACACCTGCATTATTGAAAGTGTATGCAACATTTGATAGTGCTACTCCTGCATTGGCAGTTAATGTTAAACTAGTAGCGTTTGCAATACTTGATACGATTCCCACTGTAGTTCCGGTA